ATTGAATTTCTTGAACTTAGACAATCGAGGTCTGCCCATGTTGAACATCATGTTGACCACGACCTGCTTGACGGTCTCGGGAAACTCTTCAAAGACCCCTTTGCCGTATAACACATGACACTCGCTGATTGAGGTGTCAAGGTCTTTGTCGAAGCATTCCCATACTCTCTCTTCGGAGACTGGTGTTCCGAACTCTTGTCCCCATTCGGTATCTTCATTGGTAACAAGATGCCCCACCCCAAACGTGTGGTATCCGAGGTGATCTGCGTAAATCTCATACTTGACACCCTCGTCAATCTTTAGTGTTTCAAAAATCTCTTCTCTGTTCATTTTAATCCCTCCAATGTTGCGATCAGTTCGTCATACTTTGCGATCTGTTCTAGTTCTTTTTCTAACGTTTCCATGAAGTCACCATGTTCTGCTACACCCACAGGGTTCGCTAGGAATGTTTCCCAGTTGACTACATGGTATGCTCGTTTGCCTTCTAGATACTGCTGCATTGCTTCCTTAATATGTAGAGTCATTTTATTCCCATCCATTCTTTTGTCATTATGTAGTCACGAACAAAGTCCGACCTTACAATGTCTTCCCACCCAAACTGCACATGAGTAAAACTTTTCATGTTGTCTAGGATACTTAGAAACTGGTTTACTCCGCTCTTATCTTTCTCTTGTTTGAAATCGCTTTGATAGTAATCACCACAGAATACGATCTTGGTTGCTTGACCCACTCGTGTGATAACAGAATCTAACTCATGAAAGTTTAGGTTTTGCATTTCATCTACGAGAATAATACTGCTATCATACGTCACACCTCTTATGTATGAGGTTGACTCAAACGTGATATAATTGTTATGTACCAATTTGTCATATGCTTTTGGGTCGTTGAATAACTCAGTAGCAGCAGCACGATATGGTCCTGTGTATGCGTTGAGTTTCTCTTCAATAGTACCAGGCAAGTAACCCATCTCTCGGGTAGGTACAACGCTCCGAATGATATGTAATGTCTCAAATGGTGTGCTCTTATCCATCACTTCTTCAAGAGCAAGATACATGGCAAGAAACGTCTTACCTGTGCCAGCAGTACCAGTGAGTGCAAGATGATCACCATCACGCCAACCCTGCCATGCATCCTCTTGATGCGGAGTGATAGGTGCGATAGTTTCCATTTGATCCAGACGAATTTTCATGTCTGGCATGGCAGTCCTCATAGGAGGCATTTGTTGAGATTGCTGCTTTCTCATAATTTTATAGTATTTTCAGCAAGACCATGCTTACGTCTTTGGGCAGCAGATAAACCACTGCTTTCTCCAATAGACGTTTCGGATTTCATTTTTTTCAACAGATCTTTCCAATCACCCGAGGTTTTATTGATGATATTACCTGTGTGAGTTACCATAGCAGTTGGTGAAAGGATCTTTTGTTCCCATTCTCCACTAGCAAGCAGTTCTTCTTTCTTAGCGATAGAAATAAACATCTCTTTTATTTCACCGGTCTTAATATTCTTCATATCATATGTTGGCATTTTATAACATCCTAAAATGGATCCCCCAAAATTAGGGGATCCGGTTAGATAAGGATCACCCCCTTGTGACTTGATTGATAGCAGCATCTAAAAATGCTTGTTTTTTTATCATCTTATACGCTGCTTCTTCTTTCCCCTTTTTATTTAACTTGTGAATATAATGTCCAAGTTCCCTAGAGTCTTTTTTAAGTCGTTCTATTTGGTTTACCACCATAGGCAAGTCTCCTTGTTATCGATTTGGGTTATATTAGTTCACATAATAATTATGGGATTAAGTCGGGTAGTGCCTCCTGTACTATCTTTTTAGTTAATCCTTTCGCGGGTGGTTTTTTATTGATCATCGAAACTAAAATTACTGCATCTCGACAATCAATGGATTCAAGGACATCACAGAACATTCGCTCGCGCTTTACAGACAACAAGTTTTCGCTTGTGGGAAGACCTTTTACAAAATATTTGAAGTCTAAGTGTTTTTTTAGAAGAGTAGCAGGGGTGGGTGCACCCTCTGGTTGTGGAGTATACGGAACAGCACCGCCGGGCAGATTCCACTGAACACGATCATCAAACGTGCCTTGCAGAACATCTCGCATTGCCCAATGCCTTTCATTGGATTTTAGAATCTCTATTCGTTCTTTACGAGTCTTGGCGTTCTCGAACTCTTCGAAAACTTCCCATACATCATGACTGACTTTGTTAGTTGGCATTATAATTTACTCACATTCAATATAATAGTTTATAGAGTAACCCATTTTACTCTACGTGTCAAGTATTATTTAGATAGGCAGTTTCTGTTGTACTGCTCGACCCTTCTTCTGACTAGCAATCCACGCTCTAGCATCTTTTGACTCAGGTGGTTTGTTAGTAAACTTCACCGCGTCTTTATATGCTCGTAACGTCTCTTTCTTGTAGTCCTTGCCGTCAGAGTTATCGACTACTAAAAAGTTTCTCTTACCAAAGATGTTCTGCAACAGACCAACGTTCTGTTGGATAGTGTCCCACATCTTAGCAACCTCTGCGTCAGGTAGTGAGCGTTCACGGTCACGGTTGCGTTGCAGTGCGGTTTCTTTGTCGGTGTTTACGAATATCATTGCGACATCGTAACCCATCTTCTTCATCATCTTTGCTTGTTGCGCCACCTTCGCATGATCACGACCTGTGCCATCAATAACAAGACCTAAACGACCTTTGAGATAGAGTTCTTGTTTCTTACCAGTGAGAGTCTTGGCACGACCACGTAGCTCTTGCCCTTTGTCAGAGAAAATACCTTCGGGGTCTAATGCGATACCGGCTTTCTTCATGGAGTTTTCAAATGCATCGTCAGAGTTGACAACGCGATATCCCAGTGCTGGTAACCCAGTCTTACCTGCGATGAATGATTTGCCACTGCCAGGACCACCGGCGAGAAAGATTGCTTTGAAGATTGCGGGGTCGTTGACACCTTCGGAGAGGTGTTGTCTAAATCTAATCATAGTTTCAAATGCTTACTGTGAATTTTACAACCGATGAACTCATTGTAGTAGTCATCCCGTAGTAATACGTCATTATCAAATTGTGCCTTTGCTTCGTAGTAAGAACACTCGCCCTTACTCTTGCACAATCTCAGTATTACTCTATTATATAGGCTTTCGCCGCTCGCAACACGCTCTTTTAGAACCTCACTTGATCCATGGTATGTACGCCAATCACTCTCTACGAGCGTCTTCTTGCGTCTCTTCCGTGTTTTGGTGACTGGTAAGATCTTACTACGCCAGAACCCTTTCTTTCCTATGTATTTTATACCAGTGTCAACCTCTTCAACTTCATATACAAATCCATGATAACCTTCTAGTTCTTCAACATCAGGATCAAAAGGTTTTTGGTTGTATGTCCATGTCATGGTTTTTTTTGTATCAAATAATTTCCGTTTGCGTTGTGATATAAAACCCCACCCGCTGCCGAATAATATAATTGATCGATCTCCTCTAGTATTCTTATCATACTATGTATGTCGTTAGTATACATCGGTTTATGGTACACACATAGGTGATAACGACCATCGTCTGAAACCGTTAGTCCTCTATCTAGTACATCGTACCAGAAACTTCCGGGCGGTGTGATAAATGCCCATGTTTGTGATAATGCACTAAGGTGTTTTATAAGTGCGAGTTCATGGGGTTGAATATGGACTAGTTCACCATTATGTCCTTGACCAGTCGTTGCTACTTCGTCCAACACATGCGGTTGAAAGAATGTCATGGTATTTTGATACCAATAATCTTTCGTGTGGGCCATTGGTTTAGTGATCATACCAAAAAACATACCACGATTTCCTAGAGTGCCTTGTCCTATTTCCAAATTACCAGAGATGTTTCCGAAGACTTTGTTTGGTAGTGATTTAGAAATATGGTCGGTTGTTACCCGTCTGCACATGTAATCCGGAAGAGAGTGCATAATATCACCTAATTTAGGTGCTTCTACAGAAGTCAGTCCATTGTATGGATTTTTAGGCAGTACTGATTTAGAGTGTTCTTGACATAAGAATCCGATAGAGGGGTCTGATGGATTAGGACACACATATGTTCTGCTGCTTATTTTATTTCTAAAATGCTGTGTCAGAAATAAATTGGTTGCTAATTTACCGGTAAAAATATAGGGTTGTACACAAGGTTTCTCACCCAACATTTTATTTTCTATAAAATCTATTAGTGTTGTCTGAACCAACTTGCAGTATCGTGCTCTCTCACTGAACAGCATGTTAGATATTCTTTCAAGAGGTGGTTCCCGATGAAAATCCACAAAAGGTTCATTTATTTTGATATGGTTAGGATATAACACAGACATCTCACCTAACGCTCGGTAAGGATCTTTGACACCAGGAGCGATGATTCTCATAATACTTTCAACCCAGTGTGCTACATTTACTCTCCAGTTATAGGTCCGCCCCAGTTGCCGAGACTCGAAATTAGTTAAACTAAGACACTCATCTAAACATATTATAACGCCATTACCATAAGGAGACTGAACAGCAGCAGAAATAGTCAGTGCCATTATCCTGTCTATTTTTGGAACAATATTGGATTCTATATTTTTAGGGGAAAACTTTTTTGGATAAAATATCCATTTATTTTCCTCAGAGGAATAACCAGCATAGGACTGATCAGATTCAGCAACCTTCATGAGAATAGTTGCAACTCGTGTCTGTTTAGGAACACTATATGGTCTAAATCTGTTTCATCAAGTATTTTTTTGGCAGTTGGCCAATCATTTAGAATGGGTTTACCCTGAACATTGAACGAGGTGTTCAACAAAACATTTTCATGATGATTCAGTATTGAATATAGTAACGGGTTCGAGTGTGCCGTTACTGTCTGTAACCTAGCGGTACCGTCTACATGTGTGATAGAAGGAAACGTGTCTTTGTACTGTTCTTTCACATCTACTACGAAAGACATATGTTCTAGGTTATCAAAAGTTTTAGCAGAGAACCATTTGGGTGCATCTTCCAACCTGCATACCGGAGCAAAAGGACGATACCATTCACGGTTTTTTATATTAGAGTTTATCTTATCCCTCATGTCGGGAAATTCTGGATTGCACAAAATAGAACGGTTACCCAATGCTCTTGGTCCATTTTCAATATTGCCCTGAATCAACCCGATGATCTTGCCTTCTTTGAGGAGATCCGCAATTTCTTTAGATGTTACAGTTCGAGAGTTAGGTATATCTAAACCAAGACCCTTAGTATTGAACGGTATACCGCTTATCCTTCTTGAAGGTCTGTTGTTATGATCGTATCCTTTCCATCCTAACTGTTTAGCTTTCCATACTGATAGACCAAAACTCAAACCACCGTCAGCGGGATCTGGTGGCACAAATACATTGAACTCGTTCTTCTCTCGAACATATGCATTAGTAACCACATTGAGAGCAGTGCCTCCTGCGATAATAATATTATTATCTGCACTTTTTATTTTTGCTGCTAGTTTACCGGATTTCAATCTTTCAGAAAAGGTTTCAGATCCTGCTTGTTGTACTGCTGCACAATGCATAATCTCATCCTCTGATGACCAGACTATTTTACGATCATGATCTAAATCTTGCGTCCATGGTTTGTCCCATGCGCGTACAGGGTTAGCATCGAGAGTTTCTTTTTGCAAAAACTCACCCTTCAACCATGCTTGGTAATCAGGTAGTGCATCCATAAGTTTTTTATATTGATTTACCTGCTCTCTGAAATGTTTATCACGAGGCAAACCAGGTTCAAAGTATGAACTTAGACCCATGACTTTCCCAGCATAATCTAATGAAGCAGACGTTTCTAACTTATCAACGTGGGGCGAGATATGATATTTACATACATGTCCTACCCATCTCATAATAGAACCAAGACCTACAAACCATCTGGGTGAAGTGTAATCAACTAACTCACCATCTCGGAAAACACTTTCTGAATAATAACGACCATCCCCTATGCCGTCCCATGTGAGCACAACACAATTATTATATGGAGAGCAATGATACGCAGAAAGAGCATGACACATGTGATGAGGAAGGATCTTTGAGTTTACGTTATCAAAAGATCCTGTCTTACCTATTCTGCTCAGATATGTTATAACACCACGCGCAGCATCAGAAGGTTCGAGGGTTGTATTATCAACTCCATGTGTTCTTTTATATACCAGATGTGAAGGTATATTCCAACCACAAACATCAACAAGGTTGTTGAGGATACTGTCCATCGTGCGTTGAGCATCTTTAGAGTAGCGAGTAAAGAAAGCATGCTTTTCATCAATCAACTTATCTAACTCGGCATGTTTCGATTCACCGGTTAGATAGTTGAATTGATTTATACTTGAATCATGTCCATCTGTGATACTCCAAATGATTGGATCAATCTTCTTCATCCCATTCCTCGTTCATGTCATCGCCGCACATCGGACAAAACACAGGCATCTCATCACAATCATGTACAGTCAATGACATACTTATGTCGCATGCTGGGCAGTGAAAATCCCATGGATAAGGATCGCTCATCATACTATCTCGCAGTTACCAGCAGCACACGCCAGTTCTTGTGAACCGATTGTCATATCACTTGCTTCGTATTCTGCTAGATCTGCCCAGTTGATATCCTTTGGCATGATCTTCAACAACTCTTTGTATCCTGCTTCATCAGTGTCCTGATAAGGTGCTTGCTTATATGTATGCTCAGAGAACGGTAGGAACGACACACCACTCATGTAGTCAAAGTTAGCATATGTCCACGCACCAACATCCATCCACTCATGCTCTTTGACAGAGATAGTAACGGATGGTTTGTGTTCACACCAATGCTTCTGGTAGATCAACCACATCTCTAACTGTTCAATAGCAGTCATATCGGTGCGGAATACAGCACCCTTGTCTACCTTCACAGGGAACGAAAACACAACGGTGTTTGCAGGGTTCATCGCATCGTCTTCAACAGGGAACCCTTTATCGATCATAAAGTTGGTTAGAGGATCTTTCTTGTCACCGCGCACAGTGCGAATGTAGTAAGGATTATGTCGTGCATGTATCCCAGATGCCGCGTCAACGAGCTGTGAGACTGTACCAGAGGGTTTCACACATGTGATGGCAACTGACTGGTTGATTCCTAGTTTCTTAGACAACTCAGCATTCACCTTGACTGCTTCTGCTTTGAGTTCTTCTAACAGTGATGGTAGATCACCCAACTTACCATTGGTGTACTTGTTGTCCATGATACCAGTCATGGACACACCAAGC